ACACACAGCTTACACAAGCAATTCAACAGATCTGGTCAAAGGAAATCCTTTTTCAGGCTCTACCAATTCTTCGCTTCGAGCAATTCGCAGTAAAGAAGACTGAACTTGGTGTTGCACCTGGTCTACAAATTAACTTCATGCGTTACAACAACCTTGGCTTCGCTTCAGCGCTTGTCGAAGGTGTACGTATGCAGACAAACGCGCTTACAGCACAGCAGTTCTCAATCACAGTAACAGAGCATGGTTATGCTCTTGCTGTTTCAGAACTATTGCTTAACGCTTCATTCGATGACGTAATGGCTTCAGCCTCACGTCTTCTCGGTCGTAACATGGCTATCTACCTAGATAACCTTTCACGCGACACACTAATGGCTGCATCTTCAACAATTTACGGTGAAGATCGCTCAAACCTAACAGCAGTCAACAACTTCTACGCAGATGGAGTAACAGGTACATCACGTGTCAGTATGACTGGTGCATACAACCTCACAACCCACACAGTTAAGGATGCTGTTGAGACACTATCAACAAAGAACATCCCTCGTTTGGGCGAGACATACGTTGCATTCGTGCACCCACACCAGTCACGTAAACTACGCGACAATCCTGAGTTCATCGAAGTAACAAAGTACGCTGCTCCAGGAAACTTCATGCTAGGTGAGATTGGTCGTCTATACGATTGCGTATTCATCGAAACAACACAGGTTGAAAAAGTTGCTGGTGGCGCTGGTGCAAACTACACAACTGACACAGCAGTAACACCGACAGTTACACCTGGTGGAGGCTACATCACACCTGCTACAAAGACAGGTAATGGAGCTTCAGATCGTTATTCAGCTATCTTCATCGGAGATAACGCATTCGGTCACGCAATCTCACTTCCAGTTGAACTACGCGATGGCGGTATTCTAGACTTCGGTCGTGAGCACGCACTTGCATGGTACTCAATCTTCGGACTTGGTCTAATTACAGATCAGTCTGTTGTTCTTGCAGAAACCAACTAAAAAACTTAATAGTAGAGGGGAGGGGGGCTTAATCGCCCCCCTTCTATTAAACCCAGACAACACATCGGAGGATATTAAAGTGGCTAAAAACCCAACTGACGTAACAGGTCGTAGACGTGATGAACTTGCAGCAGCAAATATTGATGCAATCAATAAGAGCGCTGAAACAATGTCACTCGCTACAGCACAAGCGCAGATCAAGTTAGAAACCGAAGTTATTGATGCAACCAAGCCTAATCGCCCAACAGTAGTTGTGGATAAGGTTACTAAGGTTGGCAGTCAAGATGGAGATACAGTAGAAATTCGCGTCATTGTTGACGTAGAGTCAATGACTCTTGGTGCAGGTAACTCTTACTCGTTTAAAGCGGGGCAGAAGTACCAAGTCACCACAGCTGTTGCGAATCACCTTAAAGAAAAAGGTTATCTCGCAGGAGTAATCTGAGACTAATCTTCAACGTGACGGCGGGTCTTCGGACCCGCTGTTTTCGTTTATAAAGACTTTTATAGTTCACGCGTGGGATTATGTACCTATAGTGTGCCAACAAATAAGGAGCAAGAGTGGCTATTTTATCTGACCTTGTCTCTAGAGTTCGTATGGAACTTGGTGATCTACCCAAAGAGTTCGCCGTAACTTTATCCGGAAACGGCTCTAAAAAAGATTTTGAGTTAAAACTTAAACCTATTGACCCAATCACATTAACTATTACGGTCAATGGAAACCCTGTCCCTACCCCAAATGGGTACACCCTTGAAAAAGACCACGGGATTATTCACTTTGCCACGGCGCCAGCTAACAACGCTGTAATTATTGCCGAAGGTATCCACTACCGATATTTCTCAGATTCTGACCTAGAGATCTACGTTAACACTGCTGTGGGCCAGCACATCCACAACCGAAGCAACAACACTGGTAGCGCCGCAACACTTGCAAACTTGCCCCCTGTTGAAGACTACCCATTAGTTATTCTTTCAGTCATTGAAGCGCTCTGGGCTCTTTCTACAGATGCCGCTTTTGATATTAATATCTTTGCTCCAGACGGTGTGACAATTCCACGTTCTGAGCGCTACCACCAGTTAACTAATATGATTGAAAAGCGTATGGATCAGTATAAGAACTTATCTTCAGCGCTTAATATTGGTTTGTGGCGGATTGAAATTGGAATACTGCGACGCACAAGCCGCATAACTAATAAACTTGTACCTGTTTATGTTCCTCAAGAAATTGATGATAACCGACGCCCAGATCGTGTCTATACTCCAATCGATGTAATGGGTCGCACACCTCCTCCAACTAACGTTGGTATCTATGACATTGTTTTAAACCAAGGAGACTCTTGGTATGCACTCTTTGACTTCCCAGATAACACAGACTTTGATGACTTAGTTTTTAAAGCGCAGGTTAGAACATTTCCAAACTCTCCTGCTATTTGGGCTACTTTTGTTATTACTGTTGAAGATGCCCCAACTAAAAAATTAAGACTGTCACTTCCAAGTGATAAGTCTCGCTACATCCCACGCAGAGCGTTTTGGGATTTACAAGCGGAATCTTTAAGTGACCCAGACTTCCGCCAAACTTATATTCGCGGTCAAGTATTCCTTAGTGAAGAGGTAACTCAGTAACTATGGCCGATGAGATTATTGTTACCCCTTCTGAACCTGTAGTTGTAACTGTACTAGGCGGTTCACAAGGTGTTCAAGGTCCTACTGGGCCACAAGGTGCAACGGGCTCCGTCGGAGCAACTGGTGCAACCGGAGCAACTGGATCTACGGGTCCTGCTGGCACATCTGGAAGTTTAGGTTCAACTGGTCCTACTGGCCCAACTGGTACTAGAGGTCCTGCTGGTCCTGTTGGTCCTACAGGTGCAACTGGTTTACAAGGCGCGTCTGTAACAGGCGCTACGGGCGCTACGGGCGTTGCTGGGCCTACTGGTCCCATTGGCTCACAAGGATTAATTGGTGCTACTGGCGCTACTGGAGCAACGGGATCAATTGGACCGCAGGGTGAACTTGGTTCCACTGGTCTAACTGGAGCGCTTGGTCCAACAGGCTCTACTGGAGAAATAGGCGCTACTGGAGCTACTGGCGCAACAGGTCCTATATCAACTGTTGAAGGACCTACAGGTCCGACTGGCTCTACTGGTTTACAAGGCGAGACGGGTGCTGATTCAAATGTAACCGGTCCTACTGGTCCTCTAGGACCAACAGGAGCGCAGGGCGAAACTGGTAATACTGGCAACACGGGTTCGACTGGTTCTCAAGGTGAGGTTGGTCCAACAGGAGCGCAAGGTGAACTTGGTCCTACTGGCGCTAAAGGCGATACAGGAAATGCTGCATTTATTTGGGATCCAACAAGAGTTTCACCAAACGGATATGCGCCTGGTGAAATTGTTAACTACTTAGGTAGTTACTACATATGTCTTGCTACTAACGATTCTATTCCACCGGATACATCTATTGGTGTTTACTGGAATCCTTATGCTTTTGTTGGAGAGACTGGGCCAACTGGTGCAGCTGGTTCCGTTGGAGAAACTGGAGAAACTGGAGCAACTGGTCCGCAAGGACCTACGGGTATTCAAGGTGTTACAGGACCTCAGGGTGTAACTGGACCGACTGGTAATCAAGGAGATGTAGGTCCTACAGGACCAGATTCAATTGTTGCAGGTCCGCAGGGTGTAACAGGTCCAACAGGACCACAAGGTATTACTGGACCACAGGGTGGTACTGGACCACAGGGTGAACGAGGATTTACAGGACCAACTGGTGCAGATTCAAGTGTTACTGGACCTCAAGGTCCTACAGGTCCTCGTGGACAAACAGGTCCTACTGGTGTAACTGGTGCACAATCTGAAGTTCCGGGCCCATTAGGACCTACAGGTCCTACAGGTAAATTTACTGCCTCCCCTACTCAGCCGAACATTGAGACCTCAGTAAACGGTGATGCTTGGTTTAATACAGATAATGCTAAAACATATATTTATTTTGACGGAGTATTCATTGAAGCAGCTGGCGGAACTCAAGGATCAACAGGACCTACAGGTTCTCAAAGCACTTTAGCTCTGTCTACATCTTGGTGGTTA